TCAAGGAAAAAATTCTAATGTCATTCTCTCCAAATTTATTTTTGTCGCATATGCGTTCAAAAGATGGTCCTGCAAAACCATCTAGATTTGAAGTTGTTATTCCAATACCAGATTATATCAATAAGTTTGTACCAAACAACATCATTGAAAACTTATTGAATTTACCAAATGCAATTTTCGGCACAGTAACAGAAGCAATTGGTAGTGTTACTGGACAAGCTCCAATCGGTTCTAATGCAACACTATCCAGATATCTTGCGTTGCAATGTGAAACCGCAGAATTGCCTGGTAGAACATTAATGACACATGAAGCAAAAGTATATGGTCCAACTTACAAGATACCATATCAGTCTAACTATAATGAAATGACTTTAACATTTTTGTGTACTAATGAATTTTGGGAAAGAAAACTGTTTGACAGATGGATAGAAGCAATTAACCCATCCGATACTAATAATTTTAGATTTCCAAAAGGTGACAATAACGGATTTAATCATGGTGGTTATATGACACCAATTAAAGTTATTCAATATGATGATTTTATTAAACAAATATATGCAGTTGAATTGATAGATGCTTTTCCAATTGGATTATCAGCACAACAATTAAGTTGGTCTGATGATAACTTTCATAGACTATCTGTTCAATTTGCTTACCAAAAATATAAACCAGTATATACCGGAAGTTACAATATCGCTGCAGCTGCAGCCGCTCTGTTTGGCGTTGGACTCAGTAAGATATCTCCTTTTGGTAAAGCGTTAACTTAAATTTTTTTAATCAAGTGAGGATATTATGTTACCCAAGATAGACATGCCAATTTATGAAGTGAAGCTTATTTCAAATGGCAAAAAACTTAAATTTAGACCATTTACAGTAAAAGAAGAAAAACTTTTTCTAATGGCAAATCAAGGAGAAGAATTAGATAATGTTGTAGACACAATTAAACAGGTTATTAATAATTGTGTTTTGGATGAGTTTGATATAGATTCATTACCACTTTTTGATATTGAACATATATTTTTAAATATTCGTGCAAGGTCAATTAGTGAGATTGTAAATTTGCAATACAAATGCAATAACACAGTTGCCAACGAAGAAACTAAAGAAGAAAAAGAATGTGGCAATGTAATTAAAATAGAATTAAATGTTTTAGAGATTGAACCAATTAAACAAGAAGGTCATAGTAATAAAATTGAAATTACAGAAAAAATGGGTGTTGTTATGCGATACCCAAGTTTTGAAACAATTAAGAAGTTTAATGCTGAAGATGAAGCGGATTCAATTATTAAAATAACTGTAGATTGCATCGATTATATCTATGATTCGGATTCAATTTATTACGCAAAAGATTTTACGGAAGAAGAATTGGTAGAATTTGTTGAATCAATGCAGGCAAAAGATTTGGAAAAAATTAAATTCTTTTTCGACACTATGCCTAAAATGAAAAAAGATGTAGATTTTAAATGCAACAAATGTGGATATGAAGAAAAAATTGAGATTGAAGGCATTCAAAATTTTTTCGTATAAATTTTGGTTATGAAAACCTAAGTAATTATTACCAAACAAACTTTGCTCTGATGCAACATCACAAGTATAGTTTGACTGAATTGGAAAATATGTTACCTTGGGAAAGAGATATCTATGTGAATATGCTAATGAGATATCTAGAAGAAGAGAATGAAAAAATTAAACAAATGCAAAGGCATTAAAGATGGCACAAAGTAGATTAGCTGATATACTAAAAAACGAATATAAGACCAAAGGTATTATAGAAGGTGGATCGTCTGCACTAGCAAAACACGCTAGAGAAAAAATGGATATCAGAAACTCACTATTCGGTGGTTCTGGTTTGGGTTCAATCATTGGCAGAAAACTATTTGGTAAAGGGTATTCAGCTATTGATAGTGTCAAAGGATCAAGCAAAGTATCAGAAGCTTCAAGTGACTTATCCGGTAGTTCATCAGGAATCCTACAAGAAATTAGTGCCAGTTCAAAATTAACCGCAAAAAATACTTTGACATTACCTTCGATGGCCAGAGATATGTTTTTAGTAAAACAGAACATGGTCAAAATGGTTAAGTTGCAAGGTGGAACACCACAGACTAAAGCCGGTGATTGGTTCTCAAGGCAACAAACTAGAGAAAATGCCTTCGAATCTAAATTCAATAAAGGAACTGCACCAACAAAAGTAGAAGAGAAAAAAGAAACTTCTAGTAATACTGGACTATTGGGTATTCTTGCAGCTGCAGGATCAATATTTGCATCTTTACTTAAACCATTAGGTTCTCTTGCTGGAATTGCTGCAACAGTTGGATTGGCAGTTGGTGCTTTTGGTCGAGTTATTTGGAAAATTCTTGGTGTCTTAGTTGGATCAAAAATTGGAAAAATATTAGGTCTTGGTGCGTTGATTGTTGGTGCCAATAGTGCTTTTGGCGGAGATACAAATGTTGACGGTGCACCAGGTGCTGAACCTACAAATGGTGGAGAAGATTCTAGTATAGGTAAAACTTTAGGCAATACAGCACTAGGAGTTGGCGGTGCTATTGCAGGTGCAAGTGCTATTAGTGCTGGATCAAAAATGCCAGCATTAGCAAAAGCAACTGGTACAGCAGTTTTAGATGCAAAAACAATGTCTGTTGGGCAGTTAGCAAAATCTACACCAAAATCTATGTGGGGTAAATTCTTAGCTTTTGTCGCTGAAAAATCTCCTAAATTATGGGGTAAATTAGCACTTAAATTGGCACAAGCTGGAGCATTAGCAGCAATTCCAATTGTTGGTTGGGTTGGTGCAGCTATTCAATTGGGTTTCTCACTTTGGACTGCATGGGAATTATATGAGTTATGGAGAGAATTTAATGACATTGAATCGAAGTCACCGTCAATGGTGCAAGATGTTAGTGGTGGATATGACGCAAATGGTAATTTTACAGGAGTAACACCTGAAACTTCAGCGCCATCAACATCTCCAACTCCAGCACCAACGAAAAATTCTGTTCCTGGAAATACACCAACACCTGCAGCTGCACCATCTTCCGGTTCATCTAATAAAAGTTCTCCGCAAGATAGAGCTCAAATTGAAGCGTATCTAGGAAAAGCAATATCAGATAAAGAATATGAAGCTTTATTAAAAGCAGTTGGTGCTGAAGCGGCATCGAATCCAATGGAACGAGCTGCAGTCGCATCTGTTATATTAAATAGGGCAAAAAAGGCTGGTGGTAATATTATAGGTGTATTAGAAGCGCCATATCAATTTCAAGCAATAACAGGACCAGATGGTAAATCTGGAACAGTTGATAATCCTTGGAGTAAAAATGCTAAAAATATTATTCCAGGAATAGAAAAAGATATTGCATCAAACATTGCACTTGTACCAAAAGGACTTGATTCATTCACTTCAGCAAATGCTGGTGCTTATGCCGATGTTGGTGGTCAAGCTAAGTTTCAACAAAAAATGCAAGCAATGGCACAACATGGTGGTAAACAAATAGGTCAAACTATGTTCGCATCGAATATGTACACACCAAGCTCACAGGTTGCATCTACATCAGTAAGTGGTCAAAAAGTTTTAGCACAATCATCAGCATTGCAAACTGCATTAGCATCAAATAGTGGATCAACAGTTATCAATGCACCTACAACAAACAATGTAGCTGGCGGAAGTAGCGGTGGCGGTGGGAACAATGTAAATCCATACGATGGCGATTTAATGAAATATCTATTAAGCGCCAGAGCAGCATAATAAAAAACCCCGCACTAGGCGGGGTTTGCACTTGCATGGGATTTATTACTCTTTTTCTGCTAAAGACTTAAAGTAATCCAAGTCTTCGTCATCATGTTCAACAATCTTTTTATCGATTACTGAAACATCTTCATCATCAAATTTCTTAAAGACTGCATCTTCTGCCTTAGTCTTTACAGAAGAACCACCATCAAAGCCTAAAACTTTATCAAGTTTCGCCTTCAATACTTCATATGATTTGAAGTTAGATGGGTCGGTGAATTCTTTGAGAGAATATTCTTTCTTCCAAAGTGCTTCAAGTTTCTCATCATCACCATCTAACAATGCAGACTTATCAGCGAATTCTGATTTGTCATAGTTACGATAGCCTTCAACATTACGAATCTTCAACTTGAAGTTAGCACCTTCCCACATATCAAATGGGTTGATTGGTGTTTCATCAGCGAATTCTGGATTCATCGCCTCTGTAATCTTATCAAAGATTTTCTTACCAAACTTAAACAGTTTGATTT